GTCTTGACGCAATAGTCTATATGCGCAGTTCCGATATATGGAAAGGCATTGTATACGACTTGCCGTTCTTCACGTTATTGCAACAAGTCTGTGCTGCGAACGCTGGGCTAGACTACGGCGAACTTCACTTCATTGCCGGCAACGTGCACTTGTATACGGATGACGTGAAAGAGTTTATCGAATCGCCGCTGAGTACACGAATCTCTTGCCGTGAGGAACGCTTTTATCCGGTCAAAGCTCTTGACCCGATCGACTGGAACCAGCTGTTGCCGATTCTGACGACGGCTCCAACCGTGAATGACGCGATCGATCAGCTTTGCGAAGTGAACAACCAATTCAAGCTCTTGAAGACAATGTCGGAGGTAAAGAATGCCAAATAATATCTGGCTCGACGGAGCTAACGGAACAGGCAAAACAACTCTTGCGAACGAGATCGTCAATTATGGTTTTAAGTATTACCACAACGGTAGACCCATAATCAAGCGCGGCTGGTACATTGTCTTGAAGTACGTCATTTTCGAACTCACTCATAAGAACGCGGTTGTTGACCGTTGTTTTGTGTCCGAGTGGGTCCACGGAAATTACGAACGTAAACGCTCTTCGTTGAGTATCAAACAATGTATCTTTCTCGAAAAATTCATATCCCGATTCGGCTCTGGGCTGACGATATTCGTCCCTGAGGACGTTGAGTCAACAGCTGATCGAATTGCAAAGCGTGAAGAAGAACACCCTCTCTCGCCTGACAAGGATATGCTCAGCGAAATCATTACAGTATACGAAGCGTATAGCGTTTGTAGCGGACACCCGTTGTGCCGCGTGAAATATGCATCGGACGTTCTCAAAGTCCACATCGCAGAAAACTTATAAGGAGACAGTATGATAATCATTTTCGATGCCCCAACATACGAGCTGGTTAGCTCAAAACACGACGGCATTTTCAAAGATATTCCAGTGTCATTTACAACTGAGGAAAGACTCGTTGACGGAACAGTTACTGTCGTTCCGGCGCTTACAGAATCTCTGTTAAAGAAAGTAAACGAACTCGACCCGTCAGGATATTGTATTTACGTCTTCGCGTGTTCTCGTAATAAGCGCAAGTTCAAACAATACGATAAGTGGTTTTTGAAATACAACACAAGCGCGTCGTTGCTCAACGCCTCTAAAATGCCTGACAGTGAGGCAGCCGACGAAATCGCGTCGCACCTGTATATGGTTATCAGTGCCTTATCTGCAGTGTTGAACTTGAAGGCCACCGAGGAGGACAACGATGGCGACAGCGGGTCCGGAGAAACAACTCGAGAATCTCATTAAAACCGAACTTACACGGCGCAGGGCGTGGTTTGTTAAGATAGCAGCATCGCCCGAAATGCCTCGTGGAATACCCGACATACTTGCATGTTATCGTGGACATTTCATCGGCATCGAAGTCAAGCGCCCCGGCCGTAAGAACGGTTTATCGGAACATCAGAAAATACAACTGGCGAACATCACGAAAGCGGGTGGAATAGCGTTAGTTGTAAACGATTTTGATAAGTTTATTGTAGAACTGAATAGTTTGGAGAATAACTTAAATGATACTAACAGATAATTCTGGACGTCAGTACGATTTATTCGACTATCAAATCTCTGGCGTCGATTTACTTTTATCACACCCACGATACATTCTCTACTGGGACTGCGGCGTAGGCAAGACACTTGCTCTCATCGCGGCTCTCAATCAATTGCCACGCGGCAAAGTTCTCATTGCTTCCCCGAAGTCAGTGCGCTTCGATATGTGGGAAAAGCTCGGTATTCCTATCAATCACGACGTGACGTATCTGCATTACGATATGTTCCCTCGTATAACAAATCTCCCTACGTTCGACTATATCATCTTCGACGAGTGCCACAAAATCAAAGGTTGTAACACTCAGACTGCGCGTATTGCTTCGAAGTTGTCTAAGAAAGCGAAAGTCGTATGGGGAGCGTCGGCAACGATCGCTGCTAACTCATACATCGACACTTTCCGTATTCTGCGTAATATGGGTGTTGCTGAGTTCCAGTACCCTGACTCAGCGTTCATTGGGCGTTATTACAATACGTACTCGTTCCCAGTTGCAACGCGCTATGGTACGAAAAACATCAGCAAGCCGACGACGGTCAGATTACAATTTGCCGATGAACTTAGTTCGACGTTCGCTCAATACTGTGACAGTATCAATCTCGACGACGTTCACAAGTTACCAGAGCGTCATGAAGATGTGATTTACGTCGACGGTATGGCAACGCCTGAGTATTCTGCGATTGAGGCAGGTATTATTGCTCTGAGTGATGAGGATATATCTATCGTTGCGAAACTCGAAGCGTGCGCTAAGGCAAGACAAGCTGCAGGCGGTTTCATTTATTATAACGATATTGATACTGGAAAACAGCTTGTTAAGAACTTATGCCCTGACAAGAATCCAAAAATCGAAGCACTGCGGAAATACATTCGCGAGCACAAAGACGAGAATATCATTATTGCCTATTCGTTTATTTACGAAAAGGAAATGATCGAACGAATGCTTGCCGAAGAAAACCGAACTGTAACAGACGAAGTATCTCTGCTGCCGTATGCAAATACGTTCTTACGACAGATAAGCCGCGGTGAAGGACTGAACCTTCAAACGTGGGCGCGGCGAATGGTGATGTATTCGTACGATTACAGCTACATTGAATGGACCCAAATGCAAGGACGTATCTATCGCGTTGGACAGACTAAGGAAACGTACTTCACGTCGTTGATTTCACGAGGAACGATCGACGAGAAAGTGTACCACGCTGTCCAGACCAAACAGACGATTGACGAGTACTTGCGCTCGGTGACACGTCACTCGGAGGTATAGAATGACTGAATTCGAAAGATTCAATACTATATTTCCTAACTCAGTTTACCGTCTGATTAAGGCGGGTGACAAGACACCTGAGGGCATTCAGAAGTATCCCTACAAAACGTTGTACGTTGGGCCAAATCAACGCGTCGGCTGGATAGTGTCTGAAGGGCATTGTGTCGTCGACTGCGACGATATGACCACCGCAAACGTTGTCAGAAAATATGTTGAGTTGAACGACATTCATTGTTGTTACTTCAAAACGTCTCGCGGAATGCACTTCATTTTCCGGTTGCCTGCGGAAGTGCGCATCGCTCGGACAATCACTAACTCATCGCACGTCGTTACAATGTCGTCTTTGGAAGTCGACTACCGCGTCGATGGGCGTGGATATATCGTCTTGCCGCTCAATGACCCTGATCGTGAGTGGACTCATCTCGACGAACAAATCGATTACTTGCCCATACCGTTGTACCCTTTCGGTCAAGCAGGGTCGATCAATCTCGATGACGTCAATCTCATGGGTTTAGACGACGGCGACGGCCGGAATGATGCGTTGTTCAGATGGATAAACCGTATCAAGAGCAAGACAAATGACGTGAACTCATTGTCCGCTATCGGGCAGATGATAAACGAGTGTCTGTTTGCGAAGCCATTATCGAACGCTGAACTTAACTCGACGGTATTGCGTGAATCGAATCTCACCGCACCGAACACCGGCGCCAAACGTAAGACTCTTGCCGAGCAAGAAGTGGACGTTGCACGTCAAATGCTGCTTGACAAACAATTCTACAGCGATGAGAAACGACTGTACGTGTTCGACGGACGTTATTACAAACCTATCGCAGACCGTTTCATTGAACGTGAAATCTCTGTTGAGTATGCTCCGCAATTCCGTTCAACGAGCCGTGAGGAAGTGTATAAACACCTTCTGACCAAAGCGCCACTTGTCGAAGACGAAATGAACGACGCTTGGCACTTTATATCTTTTAACAACTGTGTACTCGATATTAAGACTGGGGAAACGTTCCCGCACTCGCAACAGCTTTTTGTGTCGACTCACATAAACCATAACTATATTGAAAACGCTCCGCCTACCGCGATTATGAATGCGTTCTTGGATATGTGCTCGAACAACGACGTTCAGAAACGAGCGATTATACTCGAAATGATCGGCGATTGCTTGCTTAAAAGAGCATTGTTCCAAAAAATGTATCTTATTTATGGCGAAGGCGGAACTGGCAAATCGACGTTGTTGCGTATCATTACGTCACTCGTCGGTGAAGAGAATGCGTCATTCTTGTCGCTGCAGGACCTTGAAAATACGTTTTACCCGTGGGAGCTTGTAGGTAAGCTCGTCAATATCGGCGACGATATTCCGTTTGGTAAAATCAACGACTCGTCTCTTATCAAGAAACTTGTATCAGGCGAACGTATGATGATACAACGTAAGTTCGGTCACCCGTCATCGTTTTCGAACTACGCAACAATGATTTTCACTACGAACAAGCTCCCGAACACTGCAGACCGTACGTCGGGCTTTATGCGTCGTTTAGTGCTCATCGATATGAATACTAAGATACAAAAGCCGACTACCTTCTTCTGTGACAAGCTGAGCGAAGCCGACTTCGAGTATTTGATTTATCTTGCAGCATCGGCAATACGTGCCGCTCTTGAACGCGGAGAACTCACTCGCTCGTTTGTGGTTGACAACAACTTGCAAGCTTACCAGCGTATGCAATCGGCCTTGTCCGAATATATCGACGACGAGAACATCACTCGCGACTCGCTTATTGGCCGAGACGTTGGTTCTGTCTTCGCGGAATACGCGTTGTATTGTCAGCTTAACGGCATGCGCCCGATAGGAAAACATAGTTTCGTATCTGAGTTGTGTTCACTGCTCTTCATCACTAGCGCCAAATTACCCGATGACGCTGGACAGAATATTGTACTGAGGTTTACTTATGTCGACAACAAAACTAATTAACATCATCTTCGACTTCGAAGTCTTCCCTAACTGGTGGTGCTGCTGCACTCGTCGTGTTGATACGCCTGAAAAAATCAGCGTTATCACGTCCGACGACCCTGCGGCGGTACGCAACCTGCGTCTCTTAATTGCAAATTGCCGTCTTATCGGCTTCAATATCCGCTCATACGACTTGTACATTCTGTACGCAATCGTGAGTGGTTGTACTCCCTCAGAAGTGTACGAAGTGTCTGATAACATCATTCACAACGTCTCGACACAGTGGACGTCGCACTTCGGGCATTACCGCTGGAACTGGATTGACTTGTACAGTGACTGGAAATTCGGCTCATTGAAAATGTATGAAGCGAATCAAGGTATGTCGATCGTCGAGTCAAGCGTTCCGTTCGGTAAAGAAAATCTCAGTCCGCGTGACAAGATGAAAATCATCGAGTATTGCCACGCCGACACAAATGCAGCATTGCAACTGTTCCACGACCGCGAGGGGTATTTCTCAATACACGAATACGTCTCGGAACATTACAACATTCCCCTTCAGAAAGCGTATCAGCGCACAATGCAAGGACTCACAGCAGAAGCGACCGGCGTACAGAAAACGCCGTGCACTGCTGCAGAGGACAAACGTTCATCGATCTACGTTCTCGATTACATTAAGGAAATGCTCGACGGCGTTGACCCGTTTGCATTCCTGTTGGAAGACCAGAACGAAGTACGTACGTTCGTGTATGACGGCGACGTGTACAAGCTCGGTGTTGGCGGTGTGCATAGCGACTTCGAGCAACCGATTATCGTCAAGAGCAACGAGAACGGTAGAATCTTCTCGATTGACGTTACGCAGTATTACCCGAATATGCTCATGAACTTCGACCTTATGCCGCGTGGTATGGACGAAGCCGGCAAGAGAATATTCGGTGATATGATAAAAGCTGTCCGTGACTTAAAGGTCAAGGTTGCTGAGTACGAAGCGGCTGGCAATTTCGAATCAGCAAAACAAGCGAAGTCACTGCGCGATAAGTACAAAGTCCTCATCAATGCTGTATCTGGGGCAATGCGTAATAAGTACTCGAAATTCTACGACCCGTCGCGTATCATAACGATGTGTGCTGTCGGTGAGTTTCTCTTGATTGCCGTTGTCAACGACTTGAAGAAACAATTCCCGGGTACTGAAGTACTTCAGACAAACACAGATGGCGCGTTCTTATACGTACCTAACTGGGAAGGTTTTGAGGAAGCGGTTGAGAAAATCAATAAACGCATCGGCTTCACGTTTGAGGTCGACGCTGGCAAAATGCTTGTCCAGAACAACGTCAATAACTACATCTTCGTTAAAGACAACGGACAAGCGAAGAGCAAAGGTTCGTGGGTATATCCGAAGCGTGATAGGTTAAAACCCGCGTCGTACGCTATATCTCATATTGCGGCGTTCAAGCTCTTGCTCGACGGTACGCCGATCGAAGAAACAGTCCGCAATTGTACCGATATAATGGACTTCGCAATGTGCGTCAAGAGCGGTACTTCGTTTGAACGGACGATATACAAGACCAACAACCAAGAACTCGAGGTCAACAACACAAACCGATTTGTCGTATCACGCCGCGGCATCGGCACCCTGTACAAAATTAAAGACGGCTCCGCACACCGTTTCCCGGATTGTCCGGACAATATAATCTTGATCAACGGCGATATTTCTGAGTATAATCTCAAGGACTTAGATATCGATTACGATTTCTATATCCGGTACGCCCACGAGCTTATTCCGAACTTCATCTGTCTCCACTAAATATAAATACCCCCGACGTAATGTCGAGGGTATTTTTTTTATTTCGTAAACTTCGTTAGCAGCTTTCCGCCACGTCTAAGTTTGATTTTATCAGGTCCGAATATCGCGACCAATTCTTGATACTCGTTCACATCTGAAGTAGTGTACGTATTCCCTTTATTCAACCAATACTCAATCTTAGCATACTTACTTGCTTTACTGTAAACCCATTCAAGCATATCTTTTCTGTCACGCTTTCCTGTGGCTTTCTTTGTTTCTTTCGACAACTCGTCGGGTGCGTCCAAGTATTCTTTACTCGAAACCATCTTGTTGCCTAACGACCTGACGTATGCTCCACGTCTCTGTTCGTACTGTTCTTTGTCCTTACCAGTGAGGACGATCACGTCGTCGTTGTATTGTAACCTGCCACTCGGTCCAGTGGTCGTCGTGCCAAGTCGTATCGCTTCGAGTTCGAGATAATTCGTACTTTCCTTGATGATTCTCGTAGGCAACACGATCTGCATTAAGTTCAACCAACGATGTGTTCCGTCGTCATTGACATACTCACCGGTGTACGGGTCAACTCTGTTCGGTACGAGGTACGTAAACCCAGGAAGTGCAGCGGCGAGGCGGTAATACCACTTCGACCCTGTCTTCTTCAAGCTCGGGTCAATGACACGCGCGATGCTCTTGAACAACGCCGGAACGTACTGTAACAGATACGTGCCCCACGCACTCGCAACGACGTCGCCAACGTTATCGTTGTATCGCAAGATATCGTCGAATGTTCCAAGCAATGTCAGGTTGCTCAACACGTCTGCGAACGTGTCCCATGTCTTGTCGTTCATTTTCGTCTTGCTCGTGATCGACGCGCCAAGGAGCAACGCGCTGATACCCGGTGACAACAAGTCGATAGTGATTGCGTAATCACCGACACGAATGACGAGGTTGCCGTAAGTATCTTCGTCCCAGTCAAGCACACCACTCAAACCAGCAGCAATGCCCATTGCAAACAGGACAGTGCCTATCGTCGCTGAGGAAATGTCTCGGCCGATGATGTTTGCGAACTGCGGAACGATGTCGTACAGCTGACTTCCACGTTGACGTGCTTTGTCAGCGTCACCGCCACGCATTACTTTCTTCTGAATAAGCGCTTCGTACGTCTTACCGGTGATCGGGTCAACACGCGTTTCGACTGTCTCAATGAACAACGTTTGCGTCTGGTATTTATATGCTGCCGCGTCGGCAAGGACTTTCACCCAGTTGAACGGCGAGAATCGAATCAAGTACGACGTGATATTTGCAGTGACCTTCGCGAACGGTAAGAACGACGTGAACAGCAATCCGAGGACCGGGAACTCATACGACATCTTAGCGTACCACTTCGTGAAGTTGTTCGACTTACGGAGGTACAGTTGCTGTGCGTCATCGAGCGCCATGTTGAGTAACATCTCGAAATCGTCTTTGCTTATATCTTTAAGAGGTTTATTCAGTGATTCAAGGTACTGTGCGAGACGTATCTGTATCTCGCGGCCGAGGAATATAGCATCGCCTTTGCTCAACATATCGAATGTGAACGTGTACCACTTCTGCAATGCTTTGTTCACGACGTCGTCGCTGAAGAACGGGTAAGCGTTCGTAATATTTTCGATAATGTTGTCGCTTGTCGGGTTGAACTTACTGCCTTGCAATATCGCGTCGAGACGTCCGTTATTGATAAGCTTCTGATCGATATACGCTCTGACGTCAGAAGGAATATCCTTGAACTTATGACGTTTCGCAGTGAGAACAAATTCGCCTTTTATTCCGAGCTTCTCGTTGATTTTGACTGCTAAACGTTGTGCAAGACGTTCGCTTATTTCGTTTATTCCACTGAGGGCAATGTTCGACGTTAAGTTCCTAACGTGCGTTGCCGGGTTCGACAACATCGCAGTGTATCTGAACGAGTTGATACGACGAGTGATGATTTTAAGTGCTTCGTGGTAACGTTTCTGTTTCAGCAACTCACGTATCTTAGGAATCTTGTTCGCCATATCGAGCAACAGTTGCTGTTGAACTTCCATTGCTTTCTTATAGTCCCCAGAACGACGAGCGTCGACAAACGCTGCAAGCAACTCTTCATCTGCAACGATGCCCATCTTACGGGCAGCGTCGCGGTAACGGTCAGCGTCAGCTTGTGTATTTTCAACGTGCGATTGTGCAGCGAGCAACGTACCAGAGCTACTTGAAAGTCGTTTCCTGAACTGACCGACAAGGTCACGAGTCGTTAACGACATATTCTGGTTGAACTCGTACAACGTTGCAAGCGTGTAGAATATCGCAAGACGCTGGTAGTCACTCAGGTTCTGGTACTTCGCACGGACCATATCCATAAAGTCAACGATCGACTCGTTGCTCCATTCCATCAACTGAGCTTTGAACGCGTTGTTGAATTGTTCGATATCCGTGATAGGCCTGAGGTTTCTACTCGGACGCCACGATTTGAGTTTATTGAAACGTTCTTTCGTGCTTGGGCTCAAGACGTAATCTTTCGGTTTACGATTCGATTTGACGTCCGGACCGCCAGTCGTTAAGTTCGTTGCTTCGATCAAGCGACCGCCTTTCTTAGATTTCTCAACCTTTATGTTCTTGTTCGCTTCATACGCTTCTTCAGCTTCGGCAAGAGCAGCATTACGAATCTTCGCGTTCTCAACGGCGTTTGCGAGGTTCGTTTCTTGCTGTAGCTTATACGCTTCTTTACGCTTTTCGATTTCCGAAACTTCTTTCTGTGCAACACGTTTAGCCGTCTGGTCCATTGCCTCAACGTCGTGAGCGTCTTTACCAGTTTTAAGCAATATCTGGTCGTACACTTGTCGACGTTGTTCCGGTGTCAACTTGTTCGTCGCTTGCTGTATCTCGATCGCTGCGGCAAGAGGACTGTGATGACCTATATTGCGTGTGAGTTTTAAGAGGAAAGCATACACGTTTTGAACCGTCAACGGCAATTTCATATCCTCAATAAGGTGATGAGGTATCTTATTCGACGGGTCGTTAATCAACCCTTCGATCGCTGTCTGCATTTGCGTCCACTGCGCTTCGTCGAAATATTCGTTGACCGTTGACCCATCGAGCGCCATGTCACGGACGCCAGTCGACGTTGTGTCGAGCGATGCGAATCGAGGCAACCAGTATAGAGCTTGCTGCAACTGGTCCAACGTCTTGAACGGCGAATTCGGATATAACCATTGCAACACTACGGCCCACGCAGTAGCGTTACCGATAACTTCAGGGTTAGTTCCATTATACGAGTTGATACGTTCTTCAACCCAAAACTTGTTAATGACCGTACCTTCACTCGTTACTGGCGTTTCTAAGTGTTCTATAAAATCGTCTGAGAAACCCATTGCACGCAAGTTTGAGGCGTAATCGTACTCTTCGCCCCATTTCCACGGCTTCGGCTCGAACACTTTCTTCCATTCAGGAGGCAAATCGAACGGTGATACCGGCTTCGGTTTCTTAGGCTTCTTAACCTTCTTCGTCTCAGTATCGCTTTCAGATTTTGTATCAACGTCTGTGTCCGTTTCTTCAGGAATAACAACAGGAATAACACCGTCTTTAACCGGAACATCTTCCATGTTATCGACAGGCGTTTGTTGTGTATCAGGTGCGCCTTTCTTAGCTTTCTTACGAGCAGATTCCTTGATCGCCCTCACGCTTTCGTTTTCAGGTTTGATGTTGAGCGTCGACCTGACTTCCGCAACTTCTTTCGCGTTGATTCTATCCTTGACGTAATTTGCGTACGTCTCTTCAATCAGCATCAGTGTTTCGGTGTCGGTGTACAGGTTATAATCTACGCCTTTCTGAGGAAGTCCAGAAACGTCGATGTTGTTCATTCTGGCCTTGCTTATCTGGGCGCGTATTCTATTGAGAATGTGCTGATGGACCGTAGATAACTTGTATTTCGGGTCTTGCGGCTGCAACAACTGTTGCATTTCCTTTCGGACGTCGTTCCATTCGTCACCGAACTTCGCTTTCAAGTCCGCTTTTGCTTGACGTAGTTCCAAGACGTCCCACGCGTGAATGCGCTCTTTGTCGCTCATACGTGCGATACCTTCTTTGTACCGTTTCATAAACTCGTCTTTCGTTACGCCTAACTGTGTCGACGGAATAACGTCGTCGACGCCTTGTTCTTCGAGGTTTCGAATAGCAATATCTTCAGTCGATTCTGTGACGCCCTTGCCATTGATATCCGTAATAAGAACGTCCTTTCCTTCGGATGTCGTTACTTCGATTGCCGTCGTTTTGAGGTCAGGCGTGAAGCCGTATTTCGCTTGATCGACGTACGCTTTCGCGCAGTCGTAAGTCAATATCGGTCCGTCATATGACAGCAACCATACGTTTGCCGTTCCACTTGCAACGTTCGTGTTCGTCAACAGTTTATCGACGAGCTTCGAGTATTTCGTGTAGACATTCGGGTCAGCGGCAAGCGTGTCATTGAACGCGTCCATAACGTCTTGCGTCGACTTGAACGTTCCTTTCTTGTCGCCCATCGAATATATGATGAGCAGCAACTCCGGAATGTCTTTCAAGTTGCGTTGTATCGTGCCCGGCAATGCAGCACTTACTTGCTCATTGGGGTACAATACCGTTGTAACGAAGTTCCAAGCGTCGGCGTTACCGATGTTATCGCTGTAAATCAAACGTCTGACGTCGTTGTTCGTCATTCGGCCCGTCGAGTATATATCGATGAACTCATCTGAGAAGCCGTACGCTCGCAAGCTGTCCGTTTCGTTTACACCCAGTCCAAGGTCGGTCTCGACTTGATATGCGACGTCCGTTGCTTTCTGTGCATTGCTCTTTGCTGTGTAGAAGCATATTTTCGCCTTTTCTGCCTTCGGTATGAACCAATTGAAGAAATCATCGAGCAACGGGTCAGCGAACTTACCGACACGAACGGTTTTACCGGTATTGAGGTCGGTTTCCAGACGCGTCGGGAATCGTTCGGTAATGATACGATACGGCGCTCTGGTAGTGCGTTCACTGTACACTACACGATAAAACGCATACGCTAAATCGTAAGCGTCTTTGTATCTTTTAACGTCGTTCGGTGTACCAAGAGCAGCGGCAATCGCCTCGGTAAGCGCAGTACGAGCAGGTCCTTCCGGAACACGATTCTCTATTGACCCGGCCAGATTTTTAACGTTGATCGACGCATCACCGATATCAGTAATAGCGTGCCCAAATTCGTGCGCAGCAACCATTGCAGGAACAAAGTTGATATCCGTTTCGCTCCAGTCGACTCTAATGACACATATTTGACCGTCATAGTACGACCCTTCCACAGAGTCAACCTTCATATTTGCGCTCAACCCGAATGGACGACCGTCAAATGTGAACTTGTGCGTCGTGTCCGTCGTGAAAACCATCGGTATGTTCTCGTACTTAACACGTAACTCTTGAGGAAGTTTCGACAAATCGATAACATCTCCGGCTTTCAAAATGATTGCCGCGTTGTCTACGGTTTTGTCGCCTTTGTTGATTATCGTATGACCAAGACGATTTGAGTGTTTGAACGGCGGAATAGAACCTTCGTCGCCGAACAAGTTCATAATATTCGACCATGTCGGCGTAACGGTCTTCGATAAATCAATTTCGACCTCTTGTCCGTCTACAGTGTACACTTTCTTTACACCAGAGAACAATTTCGTCGGCATTGAGAACATCGGGACAAACGACTTCGTTACCGGGTCGTACATTACCGAGTACCGTTTCATTAAGTACCAGTTAACAGTACGAGACCACGTATCACCCGAGAAATAATCTTCAGTTATATTGTACTCGTGATGGAGCTTCGGATTCGTCTTGTCGGCAAGTACTTCGCGGATCGTGTCGATTCCTTCTGACGAATACGCATTTATATCGAATATCCCATTCAGGTCGCCGTCCTTCAAGAAACCGGCAATGTTCTTGCCTGCTTCTCTCATAGCCGATTGTAACGCATATGAACTCGCAGCAACCTTTCTTGCTCGCGTTCCGCTAAACGCACCAACAGTAACTAACGGGTCATCGACAGCGCTCGGGTCCGTAATATCGTCGAAGCCGAAAAGCTTATCACTATCGCCATACGACTCGATCGTTTCTTTGATCGTGTCTTTGAATCCGTAGTACCAAGGATATCGCCCGTCGAAGCCCAAGTGCTTTTCAAGGAACGCGTCGCCGTACGTTTCCCTCATCAGCGGGTCAACGAATATGTTTTGTATCGCCCGGCGCGGTAGATAGTTCCTGCAAAGTGTTTCGCTCTTACTTAATATACTTGTATATTCGGAAAACAACTGCGGGTCAATGATAAACAACGACTTCAAGAACGTTAATGTTAACGGACTGCCGTTAGTTTCAAATACCTGGAAGAACCAGTCAGTGACCGGAGTGCCGAGTTTAACGCCTTCTGCATACGCTGCGTCGAAGTTGATTCCTGTAATCTCAGTGTACAGTTTACCAAGAATAGAACGAGCGTAGTCGTTTTCGAACAACTTTTCCATCTGGTCCATCACTTGGAGGTCGCGCTGTGTGTCGGAATCAGTTGCGTCGATATTTTCCCACAGACCTTTCACGTCTTCAGGCAAGTATTGTGACGTCGTATTCTGAACTTCGACCGTATCGTCGGTGAACCCGAGGTCTTTCATCGTCTGGTTAGCAATGAACTCATTTACACCGGTCTCACTCTTCTTAGCGAATGTCCACAACGGAACGTTCTCTTGCAATACCGCTCTACCAGAACGAGCATAAATTTCACCGTAGTTCATCTGATAGATACATTGCGACAGCAAACCACGGACTTCTTTCGTGACAGTTTCGAAGTTATTTGTCGAGTCGTATTGCGCCTCGATTTTCTTTACAAGTTTACCGTCTTCACCGAATACACCTGCGTCGAGCAACTCTTTACGGTGTTCGTAAATGTTCCTCATCATCGTACGTACTTGTGTCTCGTTCATTTTAGCAACGACACTACGTACAACGTTTATATTCGTACCGGCGTCCATACCGAAGATGTCTGCTACCTGATGTCGGAACTCGTGGTAAATTACAGGTATCAACGTGACGTCGTTGAACGCGCTCACGCTTGTACCGTTCGACGTAATCGTGATTTCACGATATGCTTGACCGGAACTCAGTTTGTTGTATATCTCGGTCAATGCGGTATGAAGACTCGGTCCTTCGGCGGTTTTCAATACCGGGAAGAACTTACCGTATTTCTCGGCCATTACTTCATCGGTCAGATTTCTTTCAAACGCTTTAACGAATCGATTCGCAATAGTCGAACCGGCTTTAATGATGGTCGATTTACCCGTCGTGGCCGTTGCAGCAGGGTCTGCATTCAAAACAACTGATACGCTCGCAGCATTTTCCCCATTGCACGCATACATTCCTGCATTTGAAATAATGTCACTTGCTCCGAATCGCACAGTTGTAGCGCTGTTTACTTGTGCTTCGGCGTCAGCTTCTGACTTTCCGAGTGCAACGAGTGCGTCTTTGTGCAAATCGATTTTCGTTCTGATGAACTGGTCATTCGTTACAGGGTCGATCTGAGGCAACGGTACGAATTTCTTCGACTTCTCGTCCCATTGCACGTCGCAAAACGCGTCAGCGATAAACTCTTGTGTATCTTTGTCCGATACATCAAGACCGTTCTCAGACACGTACGAGTCGATAAGTTCGTTGATATACGACCAAACGCTTTCAGAATACGGAATCTCGGCATACGCTTCAGAAAGAATCTCGTTCTTTTCAACGACTGACTTGCCGTCGAGGTTAGCAGTGTCGACGTCATATCCGTTGCGGACAAGTTCAGAGTACATCAAATCGTTGTACTTCGACAACGTCAAGTACATATCCTGCAACATCTGGTCCGTCAAGAAATTCGTTCTCTTCAGTACTTCTGCGTTAGGGTCAGTAACGTGTTTACGTACCGCTCTTGACAATTCGGTCATAACCTTACGGTCTGCACGAGCAATAGCTCGCATTGCAACGTCAGAATACAACGCCACGCTTGCGAGCTCGATATCTGTTTCAAGTTTATATCCTCTGTTCCAAGGCGCTTTGCCGATACGACCGACGACTCTCAGAGTATTTTCAAGAGACAGACGGTCACGGACCGTTAAGTTCGGAAGCATTTTCGCAATGCCTGCTGCGAACGCTTGTTCGGACAATGCGTGTTGCAACAACTGCGTCGGACGACTGTCTTTGATTTGCTGCGCGTCGATCAGGCAAACTTGATGAGGCATAACCTTGCCGTTATCATCTGCAATATCGAGAGTGAGAATCTTGAACGGAGCTCCGCCATCTGCCATATTGATAGCGCCGAACTCGCCGACAATAGTCTGCATTCCGAGTACAGCGGAAATGTTACTTACAATCGCTTGTGAATGTTCAGACGGTCCAACCGGCGTAAACGTCAGGTTAGGGTCTGCTTTATTGACGGCTTGACTTACAGCGTCCCAGTTCGCTTGATTCTGTTTCTGAGTAATATATTCACGGACCTTACGTGCACGGTATTCGTACGAGTTGCTTACCATCTCGGTGATTGTACCATACGACTCGGGGCTGCTCTTGCTGATATACGACTCTAAGAGCGCTGTAGCAGCGATCGTCGAGCGATACGCCATAGCGTCTTGTTTCTGAGCTTTCTCCGCTTGTTTAGCGTACTGTGTATCAGTAAGGAACTGGTCAACGGTTACGTTTGCAGCTGCCGCCGCTTTCGATACCGCAGTATCGCGGAACAAGTTATTGAGACCGTCACCGGCAAGCCACGATTCGAATTTGTTAAGTTTTATGTCACCGACGGTGATTTGCTGTTGCGCTGCAATTTGTGCGCCGCTGATAAGGAACGAGGACAACGCACCGACAGCAAACGCCATCAGAGCGTCTTCGCGGTCAACCTTTTCCCATTTGCCGTCTATAATGACCGAATCGAGGCCACATTGCAACCATTCGGTGATCGCTTCTTCTGTACCTTCCTGAGCGGCGTCAAGAATAACTTTCGCCGCACCGGCAGCGAACTTACGTCCGGCAGTGATTGCACCGCTTGCAAGAATCTTGTTCGAAACACGAGTTGCAAGGTCAAAGAAACCGACGCCGTATGCACCGCCACCGAACAACAGTTCAGGACCGTATTCCGTTGCAAGACGTTCAGCGATCAATGCCCACTGTTCGGCAGTCCTACCTTCTTCACCGAGTTTTATGAACTCAGGGTCGGTGATAGTCGATTCGTAAATCGTACCGAACATCTCGCCGGCGTACAACATAACTAAGCCGGGCGAGCCAACGGCACGACCGACGATTGCCGGTACCATCTTCGCAACGTTATCGAATAACGACTGGAAGAACTCGACCGTCTTGCTACGTACAGTATATCCTTCGGCAAGACCGGACCACTTCATAGAAGTAGGCGACACGCCACGGCCTTTCTCTTCGAACGTTTCCATAATGTAGTTTGTGAACGAGAAATTTTCACCGTACCCTTCAACGTCAGCAAGACTATTCCATTCGCCTTCGCCGCCATTCGAGATTGCCGTACCGACGTAATAACCGATATCGACAAGCGATTTGACGAAGTCCGTCATTGACGCCGCAAATACACCGAGCGCTTCACCGAGGCCATAACCGATAGTTGAGAAGAATTTTTTCGCTCCGGTCTGCGCTTGATAAGCACGTTCGGCGACCGCCGCTGCTCGCGCTTCGGTCAAGGCTTCCATAGTCACGGCGTACTCATTCTCGTCAGTCTCGAAGTATTGTGCGTTACGATATACTTCTTGAGCGAACTCGTCGCCTCTAAGGTCGTCATAAAACGATTCGTCCCAAGAGTTGATCGGCTTCTGACTTGCGAATATTGCTTGTTCTTTGACGTATAACTCAATCGCTTCCGGGTCACCGGCAGCAACGAGTTGCGAGTATTTATCTGGACTGTAGAAACGACTGTGTTTCGCTTGGTCAAGTAAATACTCGGTAGGGTTTAGTTCGGTTGAAGTTGTATATTTTCTAGCCATAGAATCTCCGTTTATACTTCTCTAAGTTTGATAAGTCGGACGTCTGCTGCGTGCTTACCACCTTTTTCTTGATTATCAGGGTCTTTATCGGCACGAGTGACGAGATATCGCTCGCCGTTCACAATAACAGTATCACCGCACTGGACCTTCCCTTCGTAGACAAGAGTGCCCAACTTCTCAGTCGAGCCGTCCCATAGCAACGCATCTTGGTCAGCGGCTTCGGCTGAGCCACCGAACTTCTGGTCTTTGTTCGAAGCCAGTACGTACTTCTTACCACCGGCAATGATTACCTTATTAGAGTCGTACCACTCATTTAGCGTCTTATCTTTAAGGACGTAATCGTTCTTGCCACGTTTCTTAATCGCCGAATCAATCAAGTCTTGATCGATGCGCGACGTGCCTGTAGTAGTATTGATGGACTTCGCCCAGTGTATCTGTTCTGCGTCGCTCATCTTTGTGAAGTCCACCATATCGTGCGTGCCGTACATCGTAGCTTTGCTCATAACCGACTTCAACTGAGGGTTGCCTGTTTGCCGTTCAATAGTTTCACGGTACGCTTCGCGGTTTGCCTCGTTATAGTACTCGTTCGCATAAATCTTATCGTCTGAGAACTTCGCCAACTCACTATCTGAGAACTCGCCTGCCGCTTGCATTGCCGCTGGGAAGTACTGAGTATAGAAGTCGTACAAGTCTTTGTCGGACACAAATAACTCTTCACGATATTTCTGGACGCTCGCAGGGTCTGAGTCAGCGAACTGGGCAAGGACGTGTTTGAACTTACTCGTCGTACTGTACGTGCCGTCAGCGTTACGTTTCACATAACCTTGCGCTTCAAGTTGCGACGCACTGATATCCCCAGTCGCTGGGTCAATCACGTTCGGATCGAGTCGACTTAAAATGTACGTACTCATTTTTGCAACGTTCGATTCGAAATATTCGCCGAACTTCGTACGTTCGGTCTGAACGGTTTCCGCAGCTTTCTGACGTTGCTGTTCGAGGCTGAGTATTTGCTCACCGAGTTTAGTAGTATAGTCCTGTTTTACGTCAGTCATATCGAAAAACTTCTGATTGACCTGGTCAGCATACCTACGCGAGCCGAGCAAACCTGTCGCTCCGGCAAGTTGTTCTCTCTGCTGCAGAGCGTATGTGCCCGTCGCTTCGGATTGCATTTTAGCATTCTCATAAGCGTTCGCGTATAACTCTCTCGTCGTATCTTGGAGTCCAACGTAAAACTCGTCGATCTGTTGTAACGCGGTGTCGTATTGTCCAAACGTAGCGTCGTAATTCGACGCGGACAAAGTCTTCGACAAATCGTCGAAGTCTCCTGCCCGCATTACGGCATTATAAGATTCGCGAATATATTGATTTTTCTTTGCCATCTTAATTTAACCTATCCAAAATTCGATATTCGAACGCAAGGGAACGAAGTTGCAACTTCTCGTATACTGATAAGTCATTCTTAGAATACATACGTACCGCGATGTACTGGAACTTCGGAATGTACGTACGTAACAACAACACTTTTAATTCTTTGATATCTTCAGTGGTAATGTACGGACGCCCATCGGTGAATTCGCGTGTATACACTTCGAAGTCAACGTTCATTTCGAAATTCTTAACGGTCTCGTTTGGATATAACGCAAGAACAATGTCACGCATGTTCTTGTTCTTCGTCGTATTCCCGAGACTCATTGGGTGCGTTTGTATATACCACTGTACTTTATATTGCAAGTTTTCATAAAAGGGTGTCATGTTTTCGAATGAAACGTTTACCAACTCATCGTTATATCGGGCAGTGTACCCGTTATTCGAAATCATATCCTCGTCTGTAAACTTGTATATAAGTCCGTTGCTCGTCAGAGCAAGCAAGTCATCGCCAGAACGGAAGAATTTCATTGCATCGATAGGCAACGTCCAGTACCACCACGCTGAAGACCTGACGTCAAAGAAGACAATCTTCGTTTCAGCTCCGGTCGATATGCAATACATATTGTACCAACGCCCTCTGAACGTAAAGCGGCGTTTCTCGTTTGCAAGGAACTCGTCGTACTTCTGGAATATTGCAGAGCTCATCGTTGCAATGTTCTTCGCCGTCTCGGTCACTTCACTTGTACCGACGAACATCATGACGCCATCGTCGCACATTATAGTCGGTACGTCGTCCATTGCTCGACGTGCAAAGCTACCACGTTTACGTCCGTGTATATCGAACTGCGAGACAACGGGTTTCAAGTGAGTCAACTGACCTGTGCCAGTGCCCAGAATCCAGTACATACCTTTCTCGGTCGACATAATCGCCGCCGTAGGACTTATTGCGAGAATATCAAGAACTTTATCGTCGGTTGACGACATCTGCTCCCACGAATAAGGGTCGACGTACTTCGGGCTGAACGTCATCGAGTACGCGAAATTCCTGCCAGACGTGAAGATGATACAGTTGTTCATCGAGTAAACGCCGTCAATATTCTTCATTGCTTCTCGGGCGTCGTTCCAAACGGTATAGAGTGCTGTGCCGATTTTCTCAGTGATATCGAATATCGGGTCAGCGTACGCCGAGCCGTTTGTTCCAGTTGTGCCGTAGAGTTGTGATTCAGAGTAAGCGTACGTGATCGACCCAGAGCCAGCAAGAACTTTCATAGAGCCATCGCCCTGCTGTTCGAACTTGTGCGTAAACGCTCCGTCCTGAATCTGTCCGAGGACAGGCGTAGTGTATGCATAAACGTTGACAATCTTCAAAGAAGCTTCGCCCCCGAATGTACGAGAGTATTTTGTTACGAGAGTTGTAGCGTTAGCAACGAACGATGTAATCTCGTTGTTCATAATAAGCTCGGTGTACTTCGGGTTTACTTCAACACCGTCAAGCAAGACTGACGTGTAGTCAGCGTACTTTGTGAGTACCGGCTTGATACTGGAAACGGAAATCGTCGTCGCAGTAGACGTAGCAATGTTCACTGAAACGGTAGTGTCTATACCGAAGATTCTGAGTTCATCGGTCGTTTTCGCAAAGATATGTCCAATGACAGGGTACGCGTAGGTGTGGGTGGTTCCGGTTGCACCCTGAACGAATATCTCGTTAGAAGCAAACGACAACGCCAATACGGTAGGCGTATTATCGGCATTATTGAACGGAAGTGAGAACTTTTTCATCTCACCTGTCTCACCAGATATCGGGCAATGAACGTATAACGTCGTGCCGATACGTAACAAATATATTGCAACAGGCGGTGACTTCGTGAGCATATACTCAGGTTCGTAGTCGGTTTTAGTGTACCTTACTCTGAACGCAGCGAGCAACGTCACGTCTTTGATACTTGTGGGCGTTTCAGGGAGGTCTGTCTTAGATACAGAGTACGACTTAACACTTCCTTCGGCTGATGCATTGAAAGCAAGCGTTTCGATTTTCAAGTCACCAGATGAAACAGTTGCGTATACCGCCAGTGCTTTGTACAGTTGGTTTTGATCGGTTTCCCAAGTCTCGCCATAGTCAACAGGACTCATCAAACATATTTTATCCGCGCACGAATAGAACGTATCAACATATCCTGACTGCCCTGCAACCTTATATGTGAAATTACGCAGACCCCACGGCTGCGAGCTGTTCGTAGGTTTGCTACCTTCAACTATACCGTAATTCGAAACACCGATACGGACTTTGACATCGTCTTCAATAGTTGTGTTGTTCAGCGCCCACGCCCAATCGATATGATACTTCCTGAGAACGTTCTCATCGGTAAATTCACCGTCGGTCTCAGCGTCCCAGTTTTTGTCAGCGCCGCTCTCGGTTAAAGACAATATTTTAAGAGATGAGTTCGACAAGCCAGACGACAATGGACGTATAACGCTCAGATAAACATCTTTCGTGTAAACCGTTACACCGCTTGCAACCCATATCTTACACGTACACTGTATTCCAGACGGAATCCCGCTTGTCTCTACCGGTCTCTCGGTATCGTTTTCTGTCGCCAACGCCGTAGTAGACGGGCTGAACTCGTACTTAATTCTTGCGATTGTTTCGAGGACACCGCCGCTTGCGTCGCACGCGTCTCGTTCCCATCTTGCAGGAAGTGTTGCAGTTGCGTCGCCGGCTTCGGTAGTGATGTAATTCTGGAACTTTCCTCTGAGGTCATACGGTGTCGAATAACTCAACGATGAAAACCTGAAACCAGGACCGTTGTTCGCCTTCGTACTGAAGATATTCAACGCTTCACTCGCGTCACCGTATTCATTGACGGCAATACGACGACCTGTCGGGTCAAGGTATACGATAGGTATATTCGCTCCTTCGGTCAACGAGGAAACGGACGTACCGTTATAAAGCAGTACGCCGAACTGATCGCCCGAGTTGCACCTCGTAATGTATATACTGTTATTCGCAACGAACAACCTACTGTCGGCCGTCACACGGTAATCAATATACGTCTTCGTCGGATACAACTTCAAGAACGCATATTCGTGCTCGGCACCGGTTGTGTTGTCCTTAATAATCGCGTAGATATCGTCGCCCAGAGAAACAGAGTCAACGACCGTTACGTCTTTCTCAGGCAAGAACAACGGTGTGAGACGTTTCCTCGTGACAAGACGATAGTCTTCGTCGACATAGACGTTGCAGGCGTCGTTCATTGCACCCGGCGCCATTTCTATCGTCGTCTCGGTGTTGTATATCCCGCGGAAATTTGTGACGCTCGACGTGTACGTTCTACGTAAATCGCGAGACGCCGGGACGTCATATCTTATTGGTCGTTTTCGAGATATCGAAGCCATAATTCTACTCCTCGTATGATAGTTTTGTCAGAGAATTGCGGGTCAATCTTACGTTGCCTGTTTCCAAGTTCTTTGACTAACACCGCCATTCCTTGAAAAATTTCGTCGCCAGTGACGTTCTCACCGACGCGCATTGTATAGTCGTCTTCGATTTTAGATACTTCAAAAATAAGTTTGTCTTCCATAGGTCACCACTTAGGTACAAATCTGAACGATTCTTGTAAATCGGATATACCGTTATCAAGACGAGCAATCGCTGTCTCGTATTCGTTCTGTATAGTAATAGCCGTCGTTAAGTCGATGTCCCTCATAAGCTGGGCAGCGACGTATAACACAGCGCACGTCATAACAGATTCAGGGATAGTCTCACAGTTGTGCTCTGTGTCACCCGTTTCAATCTTCGGATATAACGTGTCGCAAATGACTAAGTATTTGCCGGGGTAATTAAATCTTATCGTACGACGAGTGGGCTGGTAATACGTTGCACCAGGAACGTCTGTGTCAACAAACAATACCGACAGTACGTCGCTCGGTAATGAGCATTCGGGGAGATACCCGTTTGTGTCGTACGCTACGTCGAAAGGAATCGTCACTCGATTTGCGAGGACGTCGTTAGCAATGAACGTCAAACATTCGTTCAACGTAGGAATTATTTTGCTATCATAGCCGAACTGTTTCGAATCTTGTTCGGTGATGAATAGCTTGTTTAAGACTCTTGTCGTAAATTCTGAAATGTTCATAATTGCCTCTTATAAAAGTCCCCACCCCGAGACGTTGCATCGAGGTGGGGCAACTTTGTGTATTAGGTTACAGTTTTCGTCTGAACAGGGTTGGTAGACGTGTTCTGCACGACTACGCCGAGACCTGCAGGAGCGACGTCTGCTTCGGGAATGTCCGTTGTATTGTACGTGCCGCCATTCTTAGCGCCGGTGTCATACAGAGCGTCCATTTGGTCAGCGCCGCAGTGTACGTAGGCCATCGGACGGAAGTCGCCGAAACCTGCACTGTATCTTGCGCGGCCTTTCCAGACGTTTGCTTCGTTGGGCTGATCGAACCACGAAGAAACTTCGAGAGGAACACGGTCGATAAACACTGCGCCGAGGTTTTCTTTGTTCGCTGCGGGGTCAATCATAATGAATGCTTGGTCAGCGTTCGAGAAACCTTTCAGGTTGTTCAGGTACGGAGTGGTAAGGACCGTCCACTTACCGAATTCCATATTGAGACCGTTGTTGCCGAGCACTTCGGTGTACTGAGTCTTCAAGCCAGCGAGCAATGCGTTTCTGAATGCGTAGTGATTCGGAACGAGCAGAGTCGTCGGGGTCATCGGGGTGGGGTTGCCGTCGTAGTCGGTGTAGTTAATCATCTGGTTTTCTACATAGCCGACGATGTTGAGAATCTTGAGGTGAGCGTTAGGAGCCGTAAGATCGACGTGGCAGTGGAACTTATTGCTCTGTTTTTCGGTACGACCGGTCGTCACAGGAGGCAGGTGGTCTTTCGTGAAGAACAACTGTTTCGCGCCTTCGAGCGTGCCGTCTTTCGTGTCCATACCGAGACAGTCGAACGTAAATTTGCCCTGAGTATACGAACCGGTGAGAGCGCCTGCAAGCATACCGAAAGCGAAGATTTCACGGGTACGACCGTACGATTTGACGAAGCCCATAGCGTCAGTGCTGATCGTCATCATCTGGTTATCTTCGACAGCCTGCTTCGAAATTACGAAGCTGTTACGCCAAGTCGTCGATTTCCAAATTTTGCTGTAGCCTTCTTTGAAGTCAGAAAGCTTCGCGGGTTCCATATCGTAGCCGGGTTCGTAGTTACCCATCGACGTACGGGTCCTGTATTCCTCTTGATACGCATCGAGCGTATGCATAGCGAATACTTTGCTGATGAGGGATTCTTTTTCGAACGCCTCTTTTTGATTATCAAGCATCATCTTGATCGGCTCTTGCAATACGTTGAATGCCGACAAGGATAACGCTTCGTCAATGTTAAAGATAATTGCCATCTGTCATTTCCTCCTTAGACGAGATTCGTGATATCCTTGACGGGATATACTTCGATGCGTTTGTCGCCGACTGCGTAATCGCTTGCAACGACGTAATCTGCGTCGGTGAGGACCGTGCAATCTGTGATAGTGTAGGTGTACGATCCGGACGAGCCGCCACGTACAACTTTAACCGCCGAGCCTTTCTTGAAGGCGGTTGCGCCGAGATTCGTAATAGCTTGGCCATTCGAATCAGCGCTTCTGCTGCTACATTTCGAGCCGACAATGAGCGTCTGAACGTACTGTTTGTCGTAACGCTGCCAGCTGGTAAGTAAATTTGCCATAATTATTATGTCTCCTTATGTTTTGTTAATGTATTTCCTGATGTCGTCATCAGAAACGCCCGGGTTAAAACGGCGCATAAGGGCCATCTCTTGCTCGCTTATAACGCGCGGAGGAGTAGACGAACCTGAACTACCGACAGGCGACAAGTGGTCTTTCGACAGACGACTCGGTGCGTGGGACTTCACAAGGTCGTCAAAGTGTTCAGCGGCGTATGCCTTGTCCAGTGGCACTCCCTTCTTATACAGGGATTGAGTCGCTTCGTCCAAATCACTGAGCGCCGAAAACGTCGTTCCGTACTTCTGGTTCAATGAGAACAATGCGTCGGTTTCTTCTTTCTTCAAGTCCTCAGCAGCTTTCTCATCTTTTAACTTCTTCGCTTCGATTACGTCCGGGTGAGTCTCAACCAATTTGTCGACGATAGGTTTGACTTTTTCAGCATCCAGACCACTGGCAGTGAGCATTTTATCCTCGTTTTCACGTTTCAAATCTTCCCAGCTGTCATAACCTAAGCTTTGAGCGAGTTCGTTTCTTGCTTCGCGTTCGATTTTAACTCGTTCCGTCTTGAGGCGTTCAGCAAAAGCTTTCGTCTGATCGACGGGAATGTTCTCAGGGTTACCATCTGTTGGCGGGACAGGTTGACCAGGGTTACCTGCATTACCGAGGTCATCTTTAGCAGCCTTGTCGAATAAGTTCATTATTCAGTCTCCTTTGTGCGGCGAACTTCTGGGAGTACAGTTTTTCAGCCGCGTGTGTTCTATATATTATATAGCTTGTTCTCGCTAAACCGTGTCACGATTTTCAAAAATTTATTGAGAATTTTCGAAATTTTCTTTCGACGGTCCGAGAACAATAATGCTCGGTTGTGTTTCCGGCGTTACTGGGGTAGGCGGAGTAGTAGGTGTTGCTTTCATACACACTTCTTCTCTGTCTTTAACGATCGGCGTTTCTTGACTGTGCAACAAGTTTTCAGACAACCTCACCCAGAACGGCTTGTCATCGTCAATCTTGTGTTTACCGAACGATTGCTTCCACGTTCGAACAAATACTCGCCAAAACGACGGTCGATGTTCAGGTTGCGCGGGCAATTTTTCGAGTTCCCTGCGAGCACTTTCAACAATCGGGTTAGGCGGAATCTCAACAACGTATCGATTCTCGTCGGTAAGTTTATCACTGTTCTTGCGGCTGTTGAATTGCGAATAGAACGCAAGTTTGAGTTTAGCGACCAACACTCGACGTTCGAATATCTGCGAACCGGTTTTCAATCCAGCATATATAGCGCCGATAATACCGCCGCATTTTATAATGAGCGTCGGAATCATCGAAGCGTTGAAGTCCTGGAACGAGTAATACAAGTCACCAGAGAAGCCGCAGATACCTACGACGAGACATACTTTGCCGATGAGCTTTTGCGCATAGATTTGTGCCTTAGGTACGTCGTACTTGTTGCCGCGGTCACTCTTATGGTCTAGCGGTAAGCCGACACCTGCGAATTGACTATACAAAACTTGATTGTATCGCACGCTCACGCCGCCGTAAAACACCTCGTCCGGAGAAAGCAAGAGTCGACGTTTCAATGCTATCTGCCGTCTCTTAGGACTGTGCAATATTTTGCGGTCCAGATCGGCGACATACACGAGATATTTCTCAGCGCGGTTTACGTTATCGATATACTTCTTGAAGTTCTCGTCATTATATTCGGTCAACAGCAGCGAGTAGTGTTCTTTCAACTTCATGATATCGCTTAAGTATTCCGGATTCTTGCTTCGGCTTATTTCATCAGCGGAGTTGCTTATGCCAAGCATTATACCGAACGTGCAGAACGCAAACGCTAACTTTTCAAGCCAGAAATTGAGGCTTTGAATCTTGAACTTGTATGAGTCTAGTCGGAAGAACTCGGTCAATATCAACCCGGCGCATATCAAGACAACGAGCAAGATATTCGTCATAATCGTGAACACGCTTACGCGCATCGACTTACGAACATCGGCCGTTGTCATCTCGTCCTGAGTAGCAATAATATCGTTTTCAGACGACATACTACTTCACCTCCTCAGCCGATTTCACCTTTTCGTTGATACGAATTTTATCTTTCATTCCCTTCGCTTTAACGTGCACGGTACCCGTATGAATACCCGCTTTCGCTAAGAAGCTTAATCCGGTAATAATAAAGATGTTGATAAGCTCAGTAATTGCATTCTGGAACGCGTACAACATTCCGCCGATAAGCAGTAACGGAAGCCCCGCCATAACGAAGTCCATCGTCTCGATAGTCTTGCTTTTCTTTTCGACGAGGTCAATAAGATGTTCGTCTTCGGGTCTGGCTTCGAGGTCCGCTTTCTGTTGCACGAAAGCCGCAACGTATCGGGCGTATGCCGCTTTAACTCGTTTGAATAACGTCGCACCAAAAATAACACCGACAAGGACGCACGAGAACGAGACCCAGAATGACACGACCGCTTTTTTGTCAAGAACATACTGTAATGTACTTACATAACTGTAAATACAGTACGCTACCGGAGGGCACAACCAAGCAATATACTCAAGTACACTGAGCATAATTGCTCTGGGATTCCATTTCATAGTAGTTCCTCCTTAACGCTTAGTATTTTTCTTTCGACTTCTTCGTATTCGTTCCCGGAATGTTGACGTGGTCAGATACTTCAATCGTCGCAAGCACAGGGTCACCTAACAGCGACTGTACCGGCGCGTCAGACGTAAAATCAGTATCGATTTCGTGACGGAGGTCGTCTCTGAACGTCGCCGACGGTGATTTCAAGTCTGCAACAACTAAACCCATTTTACGCATAAGTGCGACAAGCTTGTTGTTCTGTCGGATATATTCGCGATTCTGTTCTTTGAGCAACTCGATTTGATGATTCGTCGCTTTATCGATCTGCCCGTCGACGTCAACTTTAATACCCATTGCAAGCAACTTCGTCGTTTCCGTCGCAGCTTCCGCAGCGATTTGTTTACGGTCCGATTCAGTCAATTTCAAGGGTATTTTTCTCGACGCGAGGTTTATAAATGCGAGAATAATTTTCACGAGGTATCGAACGACGACTACACCGCCACCGATCGACGCGACCCATACACCAACTTTGTTGATGATTTCGTTTGTTTCCATAAAAGCTCCTTTTCCCGTGTTCGCTGCACCGAACGTGAGAGTAGAAGTATTTTGTACCCAGTGCAGTGGTCAATTTTCGATAGTGTCGAATAAGCGTTGCACGGATTCTTCGTGCTCCGCGACAGTCACCGACAAGCGAGACACTTGCTCTTCAAGAGTGCAAATACGACTCATCATTACGTCGAACACGTCTTTGAGAGTCATCTGTCCACTCACCGGCATATCCGGAATAGGTATAAATTCCGGTTCGCTCGACCTGATAACACAGATCGAGTTATCAGGTACGTCGAAACGTTTTTGCATAGCCGTTATATAGTCCATATTCGTCCTCCGTTATTATACTTGTAAATAAGATTTTTCTTCCATTTTACAGTTCTTCCTTGAATGTAGTCTTTACTCCGTAGAGTTTTATATCACCAACAGTGCCATTTCGCACGATATGAATTTTAATAACCACTTTCCATTTGTCCGCTGTTTTTGTCTTGTTTGCGAATATATGGTTTACGCCAGACTTAACGACTGTAGAAATGTCTTCCCATACGGGGACAGTATCATTGCCGTTGTTGCAAATTTCAACCGTTGTAGAGCAACCAAAAGTTTTTACAAGGTCTAATTCGACATTGACAGCAGTGGGCATTGTTGCTGTTTCTTTGACATTGTAGGTAAGTTCTATTTTTTCCAAGAGCAGTGAGTAATATCCGTCGCTATCGGGTTGGTCTGACACGGGAGTTTCAGAGTTCAGATTACAAAGCGGACGAACCCCGTAGTTTCCGTCGTACGCAACGTAGTAGCCAAGCGAACCGCCTGAAGAGACATAGCGAACACGGCCCGAGCGCGACGAGTCGGGCGTTCTCATCCAATAATCTTTAGCCGTACCCGCTGTAACACTTTTCGAGCCTTTGTTGTTATTGTCTTCTGCAGCGTAGGTGGATATTTTCGCTATTCTAATATCATTTGTGTTTGCTTGAAAATACTGTAACCGCGAGCCTTCCATAATCGAGTTTTCGGCTTGATTAAAGAGTTCTGCTTTTGATGGTAAAAATACTTTCCTTGTAAGCGTGTCATAACCGCCCCCGTCTGTTACAGTGTTGCGTGCGACTTTGATTGTGGTATCTTGAATTGCGGAAATAAAATTCGCGTTAAAACCGTTCAAAAAGCCTGCGTCCACGTCGTAAGGGTTTTGTGATACAACGCTTATGCCGTTCGGTGACTGATCTGTGTCGTGTTGAGGTGAATACCATTGTCCAGCAGAAGCCGTAGAGTTCAACCACTGGTCTATGTTTGATACGGAATAGCGGTTGTTACCGTTATTTTGTCTACCGCTGTCCGTATTGTTCGGTTCTTTTGCGTCGAATGCCCGCAAGAGTATAAGTTCGTCCGTGATGAGCGTTGTCGAGTTTTCGGGATAGCCCGTATGATTTTGGTCGGCTTTCAAAAAGATGACATTGCCCATAACGGAATGTGGTACTTTTATTTTTGCCCCGATAGGTAAACTACTTAAAGTTGCCATTTTGTATCTCCTTTAATTTGAATTTTTGTATATCAGCAATAGATATACCCGTCGGCAGTAGAGCCTTTTGTCAGTTCGCATCCGTCAAGGTTGTCGAAAGTCTTTATAATCTCCGTCCCTTTTAATGTGGTAACGAGTTCGGACGATACACCGCCGCCCCCGCCTTGTTGTTGACTGTTACTTATTCCGTACATATTGTTTCTCCTTTTAGTTTATTTATTAAAGTCAGAGGCGTTGAGATACGCGCCATTGTTGCTGAAACTTGCCAGCGCAACAAATCTTCCATTCCCGTATGCTATGGCATTCCAGCTTTTTGCATCGATTGTTGTTGCTTCCGTCCAAGTTATGCCGTCAGTTGAATATGCCCAACTATTGACGGTCTGGTCTCCAAGAATGACAAACTTGTTGTTTCCATAAGCAATAACCCACGGATTGAACGATAAATTGTGTTGATAAATGTTCCAAGTTTCTCCATCAGAAGAAAATCCAACTTCTAAGTTTGTTAATATAACAAATTGTCCATTTGCGAATATTATAGAATGTAAAACCCCGGAAAATGGCGAAACTTCGTCTGTCCAAGTTATGCCATCTGTTGAACGGGCTATATATTCCCCGCGGTTAGGAGACAACTCATTCCCCAACGCCACGAAAACACCATTGCCGTATGCAATTTCGTCCCAATCTTGGTGTCTCGGCATACGCATCTTCGTCCAAGTTATGCCGTCCGTGGAGTATGCGCCTTCATAACTCTGCCCCACGGCAACATACTTGTTGCCCCCGTAGGTTATTCTTTCGTAAAAGGCAGTATCACCACCTAACTCGGGCATTGTTGTTTCTGTCCACGTTATGCCATCTGTGGAATAACCGCCAGCAGTGACAAACTTGTTTCCGCCATATGTAAGACACCGTCCGCCTAATTCTTTCCCCGCCCAATGTGTTTCTGTCCACGTTATGCCATCTGTGGAATAAACACCCGACTTATAACCTGCACCAAGCGCAACAAATTTATCATCGCCATATACAACGCCAGCCCAAGACAACTCTATATCGTACGATATTATTTGCATTTCTTGCCATTTTAGATTTGTTTTTGGTCGTAATGCAACTTGACCGTTTTTAAGTCTAATATAGCCCATAATTACCTCATTGAATAAAATACTTCATACTATATGTTGACGGCAAAGTGTTTACTGCAACCTTGAATGTGAATTTTCCGCTTGCCTCTGTAATAATGCTCGATAAGGAATTTTCGTTGAGCCAAGTTTCCGTCGTTTCGTCAAGCGGATAAAGCAAAACAAACTTATCACTTGTAATATCACTATCAGTTACTGTGAACAAATAGGGTTTTGCGCTTCCTGTGATTGAAACATTTGTGCTTGCGTTGGTTATAGTTTTTGATTCCGCCTGAGTAATAAACCCACTGTCATTTGTGAGTTGACTTGTCTTTGTAGGTATATCTGAGGTCGTTGCAAAGTTGCTGTCGTTCGTCAGTTCGCTTGTTTTTGTCGGGACTTCGGGTATTTCAGGCACAAAGTGATTTACCAAAGTAAACTGTCCGCTTGCATTGGTCTGCTTGACCTTGTAGGTGTACGGGATAGGCTGTGTAGGCACCGTATCGCGGATAACTGTTATACTACCATTTGCAAGAGCGCGAGCCTTTACTCCTCCTTCGTCTGTGAGTTCCATAAGGATATCACTGTTGGCGGTTATGGAAGTGTCGGAGATGGCGTAGGTAGATTTGCTACTCGTGTTTTGATACACACCGTTTGCAGTATTAGCTGCAACTGCTACAAACTTTCCGTTACCATAGGTTACTTCGTACCACGGACTGCTTGCGGGCAATGTAAACTCTGTCCAAGAAATACCGTCTGCTGAGTATGCTCCTTTGTCAGTATTAAATATGATAGCAACAAATTTCCCATCGCCATAAGTAATACTAACCCAACTACCACTCGAAGGTAAAGTCGTTCCAGTCCAATTTATACCATCTGTCGAATATGCGCACAGAGAAGTAGAACTAGTCTGAGTATTAGCAGCCAACGCGACAAACTTTCCGTTACCATAAGTTACGCTTCTCCAATTCAGCTTAGAAGTAAGTGTCGTTTCTGTCCAAGTGATACCGTCTATTGAATAAGCGCCCATCAAACTAACACTATTCGACACAGCTACAAATTTGCCGTCACCGTAGGTTACGCTTGACCAATCTTTCTTTGCAGGCAATGTCATTTCAGTCCAAGTGATACCGTCGGTGGAATATGCGCCATACATACTGTTGACCGCAACTGTAACAAACTTGCCGTCGCCATAAGTTAAGCATTCCCATCTTCGACTTGCAGGCAATGTCATTTCAGTCCAAGTTATGCCATCAGTAGAGTATGCACCTTTATCGCTATTGGATGCTACTGCCACAAATTTTCCATCACCATAAGCTACACCTTGCCATCTTCTATTTGCTGGCATACTCATTTCTGTCCAAGTGATACCATCTGTGGAATACGCGCCTTTATCACTATCAAATGCAACCGCAACATACTTTCCGTCACCGTAGGTTACACGGGTCCATTTTCTACTCGCAGGCAAAGTATTTTGTTTCCACCCTTGTTCAGGAGTAATCCACCCACTTGTCGGCAAGTTCCCGCTCTTCAACGCGCTCGCTTCTTGCGGTGACGCTTCGGAAACAGTAGGTATGTCATTTGCGGTTATAAACCCACTATCATTTGTTAGTTGACTTGTTTTGGTAGGAATATCTGAAGTGGTGGCAAAGTTACTGTCGTTAGTCAAGTCGCTTGTCTTTGTCGGTATATCCGAAATAGTGGCGAAATTACTGTCGTTAGTCAAGTCGCTCGTTTTGGTAGGCACATCGATTGTTACCGCTCCAGTCTGTCCATTTACGCTTTTTACAGGGACGTTCGCAACAAAAGTCGCTTGCCAATGTTGCGTATCCTGTTCGGGAGAAGTGGTCGAAGTGATACCCTCGATACAAACATATTGTCCGTTGTCCGTGTAAACAAGGTCGTCGATTTCATAGGTCGTACTTGCTACCCATTTGCCGCGGTTGTTATATCCGCCGCCAACTACGCTCGCACCATTGACGTTCGGTGCAAAAGTGATAACCGTTTTAAGTGTGATTTCGTTTTGTACTTTGCTGTAAATGTAAACACACTTGTCACCTGATTTACAAATAGGCGCATAGTTTCCGCTCATTGTGTCTGCAATATCAAACACCACTTGCGGAACAGTCGTATAATCGACAAAGTCCGTGAGTTCTATTTTTGCCTCATACGGGAAGTCCGCAAATTCCGTACTTGCTATCCAATTTTTAACAACAACATTTTGCCACGCAATGGTCACGGGCTTGCCGTCGCTTTCTTGATATGCGGTCTTGAAATAGCCAATCTGCAAGACTTTGTTGTCGACTAAATCTTGATTGAATTTGTCTTTGGTCGTGTAGTTATACGGCACGCTTTCTTGTGCAACATCCGTCACCCAAAGGTCAGGCGTTCCATCTTCCACTATCCATATCGTGTCCCCGCCTTTAAGTTGCGTTCTCGGATAGCCGTTCAATGCCGTAACTGCGTCTTTTGCGGTCATAAAGCCGATAGAAGTCGCTCTTCCGTCGGCTTTCATTATAGCTTCTTGAGCTGTCGCTTTAGCGTCATTCGCGTTGTCAACCGCAGTATTTGCGGTCGATTGTGCTCGGTCGGCTTTACTTATTCCATCGTTTGCCAAAATAGTGGCGTTGTCAGCCGTGGCTTGTGCGGTTTCTGCGTCCTGTTGAGCGTTGTCAGCGGTTGCCTGCGCAGCGTCTGCTTTGCTTATTCCAGTGTTTGCCAAAACAGTAGCGTTGTCAGCCGTGGCTTGTGCGGCGTCCGCTTTACTTATTCCAGTGTTAGCGTGTGCGTCAACTTCATTGATTGCGCCCACAAGTGTATTCTTTTCGTCAGTGGTAAGCGCAGAAAGGTTGCCTATGTTGATTTTATTCGCATCAGCGTGCTCGTCGACTTCATTTATCGCACCGACAAGCGTTGTTTTCTCGTCAGTGGTCAGAGTCTTCATATCGCCGATCTTGTTGTACAGGTCAGCGATCTTGTTCGTTATTTCTTCCGAAACGTTCAACACTCCACGGAAGTCGACCTGTAACGTTTCACCTACGATGACGCCGCCGAGTTGGTCTTTCGTTGCAATATACACTGGCGGTAACGCGATATTCGTGATATTGCCTGTCGTAATCTCGCTCGCCGTCGCGTTCGTTACAGATTCCTCAGAACACGGCTTGATGTTATATATCCTTCGAATCGGGTCACCGTGTACTCTCGCAATCGGGCTATCGCTCAGGACAAGCTTCTGCGAGCCGAACAAGTCTTGTTTCAGCGTGACATTACTCAAGAACTCGTTGTAGTTATCTACGGTTGTAGCATTATCACCTTCGCCTTGAGTAAGTTGAACAGGTGACGTCGAATCGAGTAGCGTTATCGAATACGTATACGTTCCGGGTGATAACCTGTCTGTGAACGCCGGCTCAAAAACCAGAGGTACTGCAAATGCGTACTCACGCTTCGTAAGGCCGATAGGATATACCGGAGGCGTAGTTGTCGGTACGACGAACATATACTTATTGTGCGCTCCGGTGCTTTCGTCATAGAGGACTTTATATATGATACCTGTATCGACAACAGATTCGGGCGTATTTACCGTCTTGCTCTTCGGATAGAAGCCGCCGTGAATCTTCATCTGGCCTTCAGCGTCCGGAGTACCGTAGCCGTAATACGTGTAGTCCTTGATCGGCATATACTCTTCGATGAGCATATTGCCGTTCAAGTCGTTCGCGTCCGTTTCGGCCTTAACGGAAAATACAATCGTCGGATTCTTCATACCGATAGGCAAAGCAAACGGCGTATCGTCACGGTTTAGTATCGACAACAGCACGACGCCCGAGTCGCCTCTGTTCATCGTTATCGTTTTGTTAGTGTAAAAAATAGACATTCTTTATCCTCCAATCATACTTTGAAGTTCGTTGTACATTGCCTGCTTCGCAGCCTCGTCGTCAGCTTTAGTGCTCGCAGCGCTTTGCTCGTTACCAGTAGGCGTAGCGGTCTGAGCTTTCTTACCCATCTCTACGGCTTTCGCAACCTGTTGCTGCATCAGACCGAATCGTTCGGTGATGTCCTGCAGACACAGTTTAGCAAGCGGGTAGTTGAGTTCCTTCATAATCTTCCAGTACAGCATCTGCGTTCTGGGGTCTTGCGGGTTGCCCATCGTGCCGCCGACGAAGTTGTTAGTCGTCTCGCGCCACATCGCTTCGCGCGAAGTGTACAGGACCGAAGCCGTGTCGACAGAGAACATGAAGCTGTCGTCGTAGTACAGATTTCCGACATCACCGTCTAAGAAGTTGTACCTGCTGATCGAAGCGTTTGTTATCGAACCATCTGTATCGTCAATAACGAACGTCTCGTTGTTGTCGCAATACGCTAAGAAGAAGTGGAACATCATCTCGTACAGATCGGCGTACGCGGCGTCCTTCATCTTACGTTTGCTTTCCATACGACCAGCAGCTTGCGCGGCGCTTATTTCTTTCGCCTTGCCACTCTCAGCGGTCGGGTCGCGCTTGCCCTGGTACGAGTCGGTTATACCGAGCGACGCTCTGCCGTATTGATACACGCGGTCGGCAAGGATGTCGTCCTGCTGAATGCTCGCTTGCAAGTTCTGCACGCGTATCGCGTCAGCCCATTTCGGGTCTTTCAATCTCACGACTTTCAGCGTCTCATTCGTGAGTTTCATATTCATCTTCTCAGGCATAGTGATAATGCTACCAGCCTTCAAGATGTTCTGTTCAATCTTAGTTAAGATGTTATTCGACGACAGTTGCGTCTCGGTCAAGATGTCTACATCCGACACGCCATAGGGTGAGTCAACTCGACTTATATTTACACGCATAACGAGCGGGATGCGTCGAAGCGCGTAGTATTTCACCTTGTCGCCTTTCTTAGCGAGCAGCAGTCTCGGTTTCGTCGGGTCTGTCGGGTCGCCTTTCACGACGTCGTCTTCGAGCGTTTCTTCTCTGACGCTCTTCTCGGTGAACTCGGTCGACCCACATATCGGGCAGACGTCTTCGTCCGTTGCGTACCCGCACTGTTTACAGACGCGCTGACGTCTCGACTCGAAGTCCCTATCGTCGAAGATTACAAAGTCGGTGTTCTCAGCCCACGTGAGGCGGCAAACGTAGCCGTCGCGGTCGTAGTACCAACACGTAATCATGTCGACCATACCTTTGTAGTTAGGACTCTCAGGCGGTATCTTGCCGGTCAAGTTATAGATTTTCATCATACTCTCGCGGCTGAACACGAACGCGTACTCGATTTTCTTGAAGTCGCGCACGCCGGGCTGCAACCAGACGTCCTGAATCGGGCGGTCAACGACCGTGATAGCACCGACGTTCTTTCCGTGGCGCACGGTGTCGTCCCAGCCAACTTCATAGAAGTGTGACCCTTGGACCAACACACCTCGTTCGATGCGGTCGTTCATCGTCTCGCTGTCGAGGCGGTCCATCTCATTTCTGAGCATCGACTCAAGGTCGTGGGCAAGGTCTTGTTTGTCAGCGTCCGACGGCGTTATTTTAGGCTGCGGTATAGCGTTGTTGATTTGCGTCTCGATCAACTCGAAGCACATGTTGCGCAAGCACTTCGTCCCGCTTTTCTCAGCCGTCGTACCTTTGTATAAATCTTCGCGCACTTGCAATTTGTCGTCAACGAACGGACGGCGTTTCTCACGAGCGTCGTCGAATAGCATTTGCCAGTAGCGCAAGCGTTCTTGTACGTCCCCCGACATCGGAGGAAACTGGTATTGTGTTTCTTTCTTCTTCATTCTTACCTCCACTCAACGGGGTATTTCCATTCTTTGAGTAGTTGTGATTTGAGTGCGTCGTCCGCTGCTTCGAAGTCTTGGTACATGTCGGGCGTCCAGACGCTGTACTCGCGCGTTACTTTCTCGTTCACAGGCGCGCCGATGATAGACAATCTGTTCAGCGCTTGCGTGAACGCGTCGACAGTGTCGTCATGCTGTCCCGCCGGGAACGCAGCTGCTTCATCGACGAGCTCGTAAGCCCACGGCTCGTATGGCAAATACACGTGTTTCGTTTCCTGTATGTACGATACCGCAGCCGCTCTGGACAGCTTACCGCCTTCAGGGTTGACGGGTATGATATTGTCGAACTCTTGCGACAGCATATCTATGGCCGCCGAGCCGTTCGCTTTATCTTCAATGTACACCGCGTCGAGGTCAGGGTGCGACGAGATATATTCTCTGAGCACTGTAATCATCTCAGTGAACGACAGGCGGCGTCTGGTACCCCAAATACCGTAGTAGTCGTTCGCACGCTTACCCCAGTGTTGTATAGCGACGAAGTCGCTTGTCTCGCTTTTCTTGAACGCCGCGTCGACGGACAAGACGTTATATACTTGTTCCGGCAAGTCCTCGTAGAACTGCCAGTTTTCTTTTAAGAAGATGTTACCCGAGTTAAGGACCGGGTTGCCTTGGAACAACGCGTTCCACGCACGCTCACCGTTCTCGGTCACGTACGTTGTTTTATAGTCTTTGAGCCACGCGGCGCCTTTACCAATCTCAGGGCACAGCGGCGCTCCTACCGGTCTCCCCATCGGGTCGTTCTCTTCTGCCTCGCACGGCAGGTTCAGCACTTCCACGTTCGGGAATGACCGTTTGATGTGACCAAACAAGTCGTCCTCGTGCCACCGCGTCTGTATGACGATAATCTTCCCGTGCGGCGCGATACGCGTTAAGATCGACGCGTAGAACTCATCTAAGATAGCAGCGCGCGTCGTCTCCGACATCGCCTCTTGCATGTTTTTCGTCGGGTCGTCGATTATGAACAGGTCCGCCGGGTTACCAGTAATACCTGACAAGATACCACGACTGATGCAGCGCCCGCCCTCGACAGACTCGAATTCAGTATTCGTCCACGGCGCTTCGGCCGGGTGGAAGTCGGGAAACAATCTCGGCCCATAGTCCTCGAGTTTCCTCAGGTTACGTCTTCCGAATCGTTTCGCGAAGTCCTCTGAGTAGCCGGCAATAATTACCGACTTGTCGGGGTGATTCCCAAGGTACCACGACGGCAACGTCTCAGTCAAGCTGCGTGACTTACCGTGCTGCGGTGGGGTTGATATAAGTAGCACGTCGAACGCCGCGCTTCCTTTCTTATTCAGAAATTCTTGCACTTTGTTACACAGAAACCTGTGAAACGCCGTATCAATAAAACCCTGGTTCGAATACAAGACGTACTTATAATAGGACTTCCGCGCTTCACGTACGGCAAGCTCCTCTCTGATCTGTTCGACCGATGCACATTGATCGATACCCAGTGTTTTAAGCGCGGCGGCCGTCGTTTTATCCATTGCTTACCTCGTCGCTTTGCTCAGGGTTCAATGCTTGCAGCAACGTCAACAGTTGTGTATCCGTCAGTGACGCCAAGCCCTGCGTTTTATGTTCCACAGTGACGTCGGTCTGCGGTTTGTAGCCCGCTGTATCTCGCAAGAATTCCGCCGCTCTCGTGTCGCTATCGTCTATTGCTTTCGCAAATTGCCCCAATATAACAAGCTCTGATAACGACAACACGTCTTCCTCTAACATCTGAGCAAGACCTTTCGCTTTCGACTCGTCAGACAATAAGTTCAACGGTATCTGCCTATCGGACAATTCTCTGACAATCGTTCTATAATGCCTCTGCGACGACCCCGATATGAAATCAGCCATCTTTCCTTGCAACGCTTTGACAACGTTCGTTTGTCTTTGCTCTGCAGTCGGAGTGACCGCTAAGGGAGCCTCTTCGTGCACTGGGTAGGGTGGGGGTAATTCTGAGTCGCAAGTGAATTCATCGTCGATGACGATATGAGTAGTGCCCGAGGGGCGTTGCCCCTCAGGCTTAGGAGAAAGAGAAGACACCGTGGGAAACGATGTAGGTGGGTTAGGTTGTGAAGGACGGGACACGTGGGTCGCCGATTCGGAGAGCGGAGTACGTGGCTCGTTGTTCGATGCTTCCATATACTATATATAGCAAGTAATGGGCAATGCACGTCACGAAAAAGTCAAATTTTTGCAAAATATTTCATCAAAATAATTAGTAAAGGCATACTGCCAAAGGCCGGGTGTGGGTGGTTTTTATTTTATTTGAAAATTCTATCGCGAAAACCGACATTGCAGGGGGAGGGGTGAATCCCCTTTTGTGGCCCATAGAGCCGCGAGGTTTCACTAGGAATGGCGAAAATTTTTATTGATTCCTTGTTCAGGGCCCCTGTATAATTTGTCACTCCGTTTGAATTTACCAGGTTTCTATTTATATTTATAAATATTATTTGGGCGACATATTGCGTAAGGCGCTAGTCGTATACGTATATAATATATCTGTCTCTTATACACATCTCCGAGCCCACGAGACACTGAGCGATCT